CAGACGATTATCGCTGTTACGACCTTGTACGTGATCAGTTACATAGGTAACTGCATTGAATGCCTGCCACCATGAACCTTCGGCGTACTCAGCACCAGGCTGAACTTCAAGTGCATCGTAACAGAACTTAGCATTACGAGACAGCGTATCGATCGCCAACGCTTTACCTTGTACACGCTTATCAGCTGTACGTGGGAATACAGTGTTGAAGAACTCAATGACATTGTCTTGAGTGTAACGCTTTGAACCAAGGAACTGCGCCATTTCCTTGTATGTATTCAATTTTGAAGTCGCGATACCAAGAGCACGCTTGACTTCTGACGCATCGAAAGCAACACGGTGACCGACCTTGACAGACTTTTCAGCCTGCTGTTCAAGAGAGAATGTCAATGTGTTGTTACATACCACACGAATTGGTGTGAAACGAATATCGATTGACTTACCGTATTGATGTGGGTTTGAGAAAAGCAAGTATGAATCGACCTTGTCACCTTTGAACAATTCGAAAGAGTCCTTGACTTTTGCCAATGCCCATGTCATCTGACCATCTTTCAGAGAACCAGCAGTGTGCATTTCCATATCACCTGCAAGTACATACTCTGAGAAGAACTCAAATGCTTCTGAGTTTTGAACTGGATTCCAGTTCTCACCGACTGTGGTCAGAATACGACCGTCAGTTTCACGTACAAGTGACTTTTGGCCAGTAAACTTCTTCTGACCGTTGAACTCGATAAAGTTATCGACTTCCTGAACTTTCCAATCAAGGCCAGCTTTTTGCATCATCTGAGCTGGTGTCAGATCGTTTGAAACAGGAACTCCAAGACCGTGCCATGGAACTTCACCTGCGTATGCCATTGTTTCAACTAAATGTGCCATTATAGTGGTGCTCCCATAAGTAGTGAATATGCAAGAAGGGTGGAAAATACGGCAGTCAATACAATGCCGCCAATAACTTCAAATGATGTTTTCATAATATACTCCGTCAATATTTCTCTTATTATTATATCATACTTTTCAGACAATGTAAACAAAAAAATTCACTTTTTTGTAATTTTTTTCCAGTGTCTTTCAGCATCATACTTTGAGTACGGTGTCCACTCACCGAACAATTCGGTCCAAAGATACAGAGTACCATTGACGTAACCATATTTTGTGTTGCCATCAACATGGTACTCTGTTTCTGGAGGAAGGTGTGTGACCGGTTTACGTGCTCTATCTGGATCAACCTGCAAATTTCTTTTCCACTTCTTTAATGTGTTTACATTTTGTGAAGGCAATACAATCACAAGCGAAACCGTAGTCTGTCATTTCGACTTCGTAGATGCTGCCTTTCGAACCAGCCACAGGCCATCTAATTCCGATGGCCCAGTGATTTTTGGTGTTGATGATTTCAGAAGGATGAGATCTCATTATGCTACAACCCCATCTGCAGTCCACTGTCTGCCGTTAGGCGATGACATAGCAAGACGCTCGAAGCCAAGAGGTTTTACTACGTAGCATTCATATGTTTCTGTCATGATCACATCACCGACAGAGATTGAACGCATTGGCTGAAAATCGAAACGTCTGATCTTTTCATCAGGACCGATGTTGCCAATTTGAAATACTTCGTCGAGGTCGGCTGCTTCGATCTCACAAACTTCTTCGTATGAAGACAGGAAGAATACTGGATCAACATCACCGAGAACCATTGCATCGAAAGCGCGCTGATCTTGCTTGACTGATTTTTTGATCTGTGATACGATATATTTCATAATTAGCTCCTTAAATTACTCTTATAAATATTATATCATACTTTCACCACAATGTAAACAAAAAAATGCACTAAAATGAAAAAAAATTTAATTCACCTTGATTACGAAATTAATAAAGAAAAATGGCGAGGTATATTCTACGAGAATATTCAACGAGGCCAATGGCATTGGTCTGTGCCTAGAAGACAAGAATTATTTTGGTATCAGCTTATGATAAAAGATGATAGTCCTTTAAAGGAACTTACAAAAGAAGTTGAGATGGACCTGAATATTTATGGTATGAATAACTTCCCTAGATTCTCTTATCAATTTCCGAATACTTTGTTACAACACCATAAAGACGAAGACAATATGGTGTCAATTAACATTAACTTACTTGACACAATTCCCGTGATTCACATAGAGCATAAACCCTATCCGTATGAATGTGCATTCATCCAAGTAGGACAAAAGATGCATGGAGTTGAAAAGGATCCAAACCATAGATTGATTCTTAAATTTTGTTTAAGACATCCTTGGGAAGAAGTTTATGATAGATTAAATAAATTTGGATTGATTATCGACTGAGACACTATATGTGTTCTAGGTTCTGAACCACAATTTATAAACGTATGCGGTAGCATTGTGTCAACCAAATAAACGGAGCCATCAGCTGGCAAATGATGCATCTCTTTATCAATAATAAACCAACAGTGTTCATTTGTTTCGAGTGGAATATGTAGTCTTTTTCTAGAGTCAACATGGTAAGAATAACACGACTTCGGTTTTACAGTCATTAGGCGCGTGTGAACCATACCAAACTTTGTAAGTGCTTCATTTATATTTTTCAAGTCGAATATAGGTATGTTGAATTCCTCAGATTTATAACTATGTTTTTGTTGTCTTTCCCAACTATTATATCCACCAGCTTGACCTATTCCTAAATAAGGATCAAGATTGCCTTTAACCCCTTGAAGGCATATTTGCCCGTCATATTCCACTGTATCAGATTCTAAAAGCAATAGGTCTAGATCTACCTCTCCAATTTTTATAATAGGCGTTGTCCATCTTTTAACTGCTTCTTCATATGTCACGTCAAATATCGAAAACTTTAAAAGAAGTCTTTCATGAGGATGAGCTGGTACTTCATGGCTTTCTGTGATATTTAAAAGAGCACAGTCATACGATATTGGTCCTATGTCTTCCCAAACTATTGGTGCGGCATCTTCTGACAATACGATGTTAACGCAACATTTTGTATTTTGGTCTCTATGCATGGGAACAGCAGTGTTCGCTTCTTGTTTATAGAAACGAGGTCGTACATCTTTCGAGTTAATTTTATGAGCAATGAAATCAGTAAGTCTTTTAATTTCAGGAAAATCATCAAATTGAGTAACACGACCTTGTAACCATGTTGGTGCATGTGCAAAGAACGTTCCATTATCATAGCCACTTTCAAATGGCTTATACGTCGCAGTCTTTGATTCTTCTATCAGAGATTCTGAATCGTAATCAAGAGCGAGATGAGTGAAGTATTTGTTCATTGATAATGGTCTCTGCTATATCTGCTATTTCTTGATGTCTTTCTTCCGTATAGTGTAATTCGTCAAGATCACCATTTGGTTGTGGCAATTCAATTACATGCGCTAAAAGTTTCAAATGATCGACATGCTGTCTCTGTCTGCGATGTAATGTTTCCATACCTCTTTTGTTATGTGTGTCATTTAAAGCATCATTAAGTGAATTTACAACGACGTCAAACGACTCACGAGTTCTATACGGCCACTGTTTTTTATACCATGCATATAGTTTGGATTCTTTTAACCAGTCTGTATAGAGAACATCTCGACCGATACCGCCTATTGCAATATCAAAAAGATGAAAGCGAAACAGGGGTGGAGTGTCTAGCAAAACAAGATTCGGCTCGAACCATTTGTTACTTTCCCACTGATCGATGAGTACGTCGCATGACGTGCCACGCACTGCTGCATTGTGTACTACATAGCCATCGCAAGAAAGATAATCAACCCAGGTTTTATTGTCATTGTCGGCGTTACTTGCCCCCATGACCATTACCTTATATAAGCTCTCCACAGTACTCTGTCTCCATCATATGTTCCAGGCTTACGTCTGTGTAATGTTGCTTTATTCTCCATGATGACAAGTCGATTCGGTTTCCACTGAATGTTTGTAATATCTCGAGCAAGAATAATCATTCCAAGATGTTCATATTTGTTATCCGGATCTTTGATGAATGGACACCATCTTGTGTAGTAACCTCTCTCATCTTTTTCGATCAAAGGCATAGGCGTTTTATTTGCTTTCATAGCATAAAGACGAGCATGAGATTCTTTCTTAAATTTAAAGAATGAACCTTCATCAATTGTCTTTTTAAAATCCATTACAACTTCTTCATCAATGTATTTTTCTGCAATAACTGCCGGTAATCTTGTTGATATGATCTGTGTAATTGGTGCATCTTCCTTTGCCGTTTCACACCATAGTGCGCTGTACTTTGGAAAATATCTTACATGAGATCCATCCTGATGCCAAGTCTGTAATGGCACAGTAGCGACCTCTTCGTGTGTTACCTTTTTCAAATCTAATTCTAGATCAACATCACCGTATTTCATACACTCCTGACACGCATCTTGAAATGACGGGATGTCGTCGATAATTTTGACCATATCAATCATAGGTAATCCTTGTGAATTAAGAAGTTGTCTATCCATTCTGAATATTCAACGCTATATCCTATATCTATAAGAATCTGTTTTGTCTCGTCACTCATAAACTCGAGGTACAATATCGGCTTGTAACTTTGAATTGTTTCAAGAGCTCCTTGAACTACAGCATCATCTTCACCTTCAGTATCAATCTTAATGCAATTTGGTGTAAGATCAAAGTCATCGAGTTTCTTTGTAGTAATTTCAATATCTTCCCACTCATGACCACGCGGCACATATTCTCTCATTTTTTCCCAATTCATTGTCGAAAAATGTGGAGTAGTTTTATCGATATGAAACAGTCTGACTTCCTCTCTATTAGACAATGCATTTTTATAAAGAGTTAGATTATCTCGAGATTTAATTGACGCATAAGGATTCGGTTCAAATCCTACAACATTGTCAAAGAGATCGCAGTATTGATTCAGCTCTACACTATTACATGCACCAACATCAACATAAGTATCAAACTGAAATTGATATTTGTAAAGCATGTGCACCAAAAAATATCTTAAGTGTGCAGCTCTTTGTTTTTTACTTTTTGATCTAAATAAATTATACATCGTAGTAGAATGTTGTTCTGTACAATTCTCTTTTCTCTTCAGTATCAAGTGTCGCATCACGTTTATGAATTGTCATAAGCTGATCCGAAAACACGATGTCACCCTCTTCCCATTCATGGGTGTAGATATATTGTGGTTGCATCAGTCGCTCGATTAACTCATCCTTACGTGGAAAATCTGACATATGACCAAACGGGAAGTATAGAACTTTCTCTCCGGTCACTGGGTGAATCCTCACAAGCTTCTTTTTCACCTTTATTAGATACCGACCCGACTTCAGTTGTTTGGCACTAAAGTTCGGATCAAATAACCCAGCTTCTAATCCCTCACGTGTACGGAAGTTCCACTTATCAAGTTTGATTACATCTTCCATATCGAGATCACCTGCACCGGTATAGATCCGCCCACCATCCTTGATGTTATGGATATTGGACATTGTAACCCAAACATCATCCAATTCTTTTTTCAGAGTTTCTGGTAGGTCTCGGTACATATTTGTACAATGTGCCCAAATAGTAGGAGCATCTTTGATGACCTTCTTACCCCATAAACATACAACTTCTTCTGGATCAACGCAGAACATATTATTACAGTGCCAATCTAAGAAGCCACGACTAAACAGACCTTGTTTGCCGTTAGGCAACTTTTTATTTGTGACACGAAATATGATAGGATAATCTTCATGACATGCGTGGATGCCAGACGCTTGATGTTTACCCCACGTTAGATTTTTCTGGTAGAACTCTTCGTCAGACATATGCTGATTTTTAAGTACTACAATTCCTTCTTCAGCGACTTTCTGTATCAACTCGTTCATATATTTCTCTTTTCAATTTACCGTAAGGAACAATAAGCAACATTTGTCCGGATTCTACAGCATGTATATTTTTCTGATTATCAAATATAGCCACATTCTTATCGTTAGGAAAATATTTTTTCCAATTGTATTTCAGATCTCTTACATAAAACTTCGACCAGTCTCCGTCAAGTTTAATTTTAATATGCATGTTGTCTTTTAATGCATGTTCACTTTGATCGTGATGTTCTGGTATCGGACCTTTGAGCACATTACATACCATGACTTTATGTATATCCTCAAAATAGTCATACAAATGATGAATCAATGGATGTTCGGGTAATACTTCATTGAGATTTACAGTGTGAATGATTTCACTATCAGCATCTATCCATTCACCTTTCCATGGATTCGAATCATCCCATCCTTCGTTTGCTTTAGGATAGTTTTTCAGTATGTCATACATTTCATCTTTATATTTGTCAAATTCAATATCAGTAAGAAAAACGTTTTCATTTGCAAATCCGCAATCATAGTCACCGATCTGACAAACTCTCTGTCCTACGCCATATATATTGTACAAACCGGGTAAAGGTGTAAATTTTATGTCAGTAAACTCTTCTGCATTCTTACACGTAAGATCGAATAGAGACTTTTTCTTATAGATGTGAGCAGACCAAAATAAACCTTTGTATCCTAAGTCATATGCATGTTGAATTTGTTTTGGCACTAGATACTGCCAGTTTGGTCTAAATCGATCTTGCTTCCAAGTCTTTACATATTTTTGAGAAACATAATGTCGCGATGAAACTCTCGCAACCTCTTCACTTATCTTTTGCAGCCCACCGAAGCAAACGATATCGATGTCATCATCAATAAGTATATTGAAAGACAACATGTCATCGAGCTTTAATCTTTCAAGCGTATAATTTTGTTTTAGTAAAAGGTCAGACCTCTGAATTGTTTCGATCTCTTCATAGAAGAGATCAGTAATCATTTGAGGACAGTCTTTTAAATCATAAACCTTCATGATGATCTTTGTGATTTCCTTCGAAAGGTGCAAAGAGATTTATCCACCAATGATTTGATGGACCATTCGAATGACCTGCCGTGTTAAGTATACCGATTCCAATATATCCAAAAAGAATTGTAAGTGGTGAGAAAAGAATAACTGGCCATATTAAATATTTACCGTATCTCTGAAAAAACTTCAGACGCTCATTTCTTACACAATCCTTTACAAGATGATAGGGAATATGACCTTTCCATCTTGACAGAAATACATTCCAAAATCCTTGATATATTGGTGAATGAGGATCTCGAGGTGTATCACTATACTTATGATGCAGTCTGTGAATACCGACCCAAGAGATTGGCTTATAGACGCCGATTAGTAGAGCACATGCCAAAGACAACCACTCGAACCAAATCTTACGCTCACCTTTTCGATGAGCCCAATATCTATGTAAACCATAGGTGGCACCTATTGTTGCTAAAATTAGATATGAAATGTAAGACCAAAATAGAAACATAATAATCCTTAAAGTTGCCGAGATTCTGTTTCGAGGCTCTCGGCGGGCCCAATGACTACGCTGCGGCAGCCAAAGGTGCAAAGTTATCGTTTGCAGTTACTACTTTGAAGACTCAATACCTGTCGATCCTATTTCGCCCCCACAAAATACCACGTTGTGGCATGAGATTTGGTGGAGGCGCCGGGTACCGCCCCCGGGTCCAGTATACCTTCAGCATCTTCAAAACTATTTATATTATATCACAGATGGTCGACTTTGTAAATATAAATATAAATGAAAGTGAGGTTCATTATCTAAAGCGACATACATCTAACCAGAAATCAGGATAGATCGAAATGGTAGTCGCAGAAGTCCTCACTGGTATTGCACTAGTGAAGCAAAGTGTTGACTTTATCAAGAGCAATATCGAGACAGTCAACGATATCCGCGATATAACTGACCAAATTGAGAACTTGTTCGTAGGCGAAGAACAGGTACAGAAGGCACGTGCGAGAAAAGCGGGTGTCAGTATGGGAGAACAATTTGGTATTAAGAATGTAGCTCAAGAAGTAATTGACGCCAAGCTGGCCCAAGAGAAAATGCAAGAGATGAGGAATCTCATTGACCTGCGGTTTGGGCCTGGAACTTGGCAATCAATTGTAGATCTTCGCGCTAAGAGAATGAGAGAGGAACGCGAACGCTTAGAAGAGATTAAGCGTGAAAAAATTAAAAAGCAAAGAGAGTTTAATGATACGATGACTCAAGCTTTAATCGCCGTCACTGTCGTCAGCATCATGGCTGGCTCTCTCTTCTTCCTCATCTTTACTGTAAGTTAAATCGTGTACATATAATTGGATAAGCGCATAGTGAAGGACCTTCATAAGGTCTTTCCTTGCGTCTTGTCTTGTGCCCTTCTTACCATAACGCTGTGCATACTTCAATACGTTACCGATACAGAAGCCTTCACCGTGTCCACCATCGATAATAAACTCTGTCGCCTGAAAGTTTTCTTTTGAGTAGTGACCGTCATATGTCGAGTTGATATAGTTCTTAAACTCTTCAATGAGTTGACCTTCATTAAATTTGTATTGAGGTCGACCAATATCAATTGACCAACTAAAATCCTGGTGTGGTATGTCATCAAGGTTGATTGTAAAAGACGTTCCTTCGTCTGTAGTTTTCAAATGATCTTCCGTCATTATTTTTCCCATCTATAAAAGATATGATCGTCAACGATCACAGTCATTGTTTTTGTGTCAGCCCATTCTGGTGTTACATAATTGGCGTGGTAATGAGTAGCACCTTCAGTAAAATCGGTAAGATGGCCATGATAAATTTTGAAAGCAACGGACCGAGCAAACTGGTAAACGTCCAGATCGTAATAAGGAATATCGTCAGACTTGCCATCGCAATACCAACTGAATTGACACCGATGCCGAATAGGGATGTCAATGTCGATATCTTTCCAAGATGGACGCGTAGGTCCTTGCTGCACAACCTCACAATATGAATGAGGAAACCTATTATCAATAACACGATTACGTGTGACAAGAGCGACACCGATCATCCCCTTTGCTGACTGGTTACGTGCTTCCCAATAGATATTATCGGCAAGGCACTTTTGTTCTGATGTTTCTGAATGAAATACACCGGCCTGCGCGGTGGATGCTCCGTGCGCTACACCAGCAGAAAGGAACGAAAGGCCGGCGGCGCACAGAGCAACTGTTAAGAACTTCATTATACTACACGTCCATTTGCCATAAGTGATGACTTCATCAAGCGAGCGCACTTTAAACGAGACTCAAGCTTCTTGATTACCTTGTCTGTGTTAGGTAACACAGGAACACGAGCAGCTTCTTCCATAAGAAACTCTGGAAGAATACGAAGTTCACGATCGATAGTTTCCCACTGCTTTTCAACAGGCATTGACTTTACGATTGAACGAAACTTTGAATTTGAAATCATAATATAAACTCCTCAATAAGATCTCTCTTATATATTATATCATACTTTTCAGACAATGTAAACAGTTTTTTTACTTTTTTTTAAATTTTTTTTCGTATGCTTCTTCGAAGCCTTCTTCGTAGATATACGACTCTTCATTATGCCAAGTTCGTCTTACGTAACCATCATAGCATTGCTCGGCTATCTCGTCGGTTGTGAGATAGCCTTTCACAATCCAGAACATCTTATGCATTTCTTTATGACTTGGCAATGAACTTATCCGCTAATGGAAAGATTTCTGTAATTGCTTTAGCACATGCGAGTGCAACCTCTTGGCATTCTTTTTGTGTACCGTTACCAGACCGTAACTCAATGAAATGAATCCAAGAACGAATTGTACCATTCATATACAATCGTGATTCAGTCAAGCCTTCTGGTAATACTTTACGTGCAATCTCTTTTGCGATACCATTATCGATTGCAAACTGATATGCTTTCTTTGCAGCATTAATTACTTCACACTGTGCTTTGACCCAATCCATTTGAATATCAACATCTTCGCGCTCTACCGAGTTTTGACGATTCTTTGGATCTTGTGCTCTGATTTCAGTCGTAGGTGTTAGTTTTAGATCTTCAAGTGGATTCGCATATCTCTGACTAAACTCTTGAAAAGAGAAAGAACGATGACGAAGAATCTGTCTTGCAATATCTCTTGTAGTTTCAATCTCTAGGCAAGCAGACACCATTTCGAAAGGCGACCAATGCGCGTGTTTTGCAAGGTATGATAGCAATCTTTCGGACGTTTCGGTGTTATCTTGGTTCGAGGGGTTCGAGACACGGGCGCAATACGCAATGAGTTCTTGTATATCTTCACCGACATAGAGATCCTCCGGAGTCTGTGAGTAACTGATCAGTCTTACGTTCATCTATTTGTCTTTTCCATTTTTCTTGTACGTCTGTATGTTTCAATTCATTGATCATAATCTGAGCATCTTGTAATAGATAATAGCCCGCACTTTTATTTTCAATAAAATGCTCAATACCATTCGAGTCTGTGACAAAAGATCCTACCAGCATTAGAACTTATCAATCAATGCTAAAATTGTAAGATATGCACCATATCCAAATGCAGACCATAACACGATAAAGCCTACGATACTGGTATCACAGTAACCATAATTATCTTTCAATCCAAGTCTTCTTAATAATCTATCCATTAGAACTTAAAATCCGCAAATTTAGCGATACCTTCGCCAGTACCAGTCTTATCAAATACTGGAGTATCGTCTGTGAGTGTTTGTTGATTCTCTTCGGCATCAAAGAGTCTCATCTTACTTCTATCTATACCAATTATAAAACGCTTATGATGAGTAGGATCATTATAACGGTTCTTCAGTTGCTTAACCATGAGCTGACCCATTTGCTCCAACTCTTCGGTCGAGATAAGTGCAAACATAAGATCAGCAGTGGCAGGAAGACCGAACGATTCAGATGTATCTTCAAGGCCAACATCTGAATTCGAGTATCCACTACGAGTAGTTTGAGTCGCAGAGAAAACAGGTACATCAAATTCGACAGCAAGACCACGTAATTCCTCCGCAATTGCTTTGATATAGTTATAAGAGTTGATCGAACCACCCATACCTTTCATACGAGAAGAGGCACAGATATTGAGATAGTCGATGAAGATAATATCTGGTTCGAATTGACGTTTGAGTTTTAGTTCATTAAGAAGAGCTCGAAAGTGGCCAGCATGAGCGCTACCAGTAGGATACTCTTTAATAATGAGTTTACCATTGGTCTTTGTAGAAAGGTTTTTAACCTTGTCAGTGAAAATTGTTTTTGGAGTGTTTTCCAATTGATCGATTGGAATGTTGAGAAGATTCGCATCTATTCTCTCCGCTATCTTTTCTTCAGCCATTTCCATGGTAATGTACAACACGTTACGACCATCGACCAGAGCGGAAGAAGCAACGTGACACATAAATAGAGACTTACCAACGCCGGTCCCAGCAAGAGCAATGTTGAGAGTCTTATTAGGAATACCGCCTTTCGTGATGGAATTGAAGAGTTCAAGATCGAAAGGAATTCGGCTCTCCTCTTTGTTGTAGAAATCCCATCTTTGATCTGCGTTGTCGACATAGTCATGGCCTACGTTTGTATCGAATGCAACACCGAGAGCTTTTGATAAAAGATCCGGCAATGCACCCTTTGTAAGAGTTTCATGTTTACCGTCAATGATCGAGATTGATTCCATAACAGCGTTATAGATCGCACGATCTTGACACCACTTTTCGGTTGTATCGAGTAGCCATTGATCATCAATATCTTCTTTCGAAAATAATTGTGGAATGATATCGACAGCAACTGTATAGTTCTCACCACTAAGACGATCAGATTGATCGAGTTCAATCTTAAACGATTCAGCAGTCGGAAGCTTGTTGTATTTACCAACGAATTTTCCTGCTTCGTTAAACAGTATACGATAAATGCCTTCGAAATAATCTGGCTTGACAAACGGAAGAACCTTCCGCATATAGTCTTCGTCAGTCAGAATATTCCGAAGGATTGTTTGTTCGAGATTCGCTTTCATTCATTTCCCTAAATCCAATAGTGCCGTTATCTTTTTCGATAGCGTCACGTATAATCTCTTGTAAGACATCGCCAGCGAAATCTTGTAGGTCTGTATCTTCGACTGTCAAGTCTCCGTCTGGCGATTCAATAATTGAAAAGTCAAAGGACATGGTACCTTCCGCTTCTTCATTAAAACGGATGGCACCAAATTTGATAACTGTTTCGTTATATACACCTTTGAGGATTCGAATTGCCCAGGCGTCATCGCCGTCTGGAACAAATTCAAAGGTGACATTTTCCTCATGCTTCATTTTCGATATCCAGTTCGTTCGAACGATTGCCACCGATTGAGAAGCTTTCTTTTATATATTCTGCGAAGTTTGTCTCGTCAAAGATTGGCTTCCAGAACTCTTCACTTAGGGTTTCTTTTTCTCGGACTTTGGTTCCGAGGAACTCTCCAGTGCTAGTATCGACACGAGAATACCAACCATTGCTAGGCTTTGCAACAAAGTTCCCTGCGAGAGCCACGTCGAGTAGACCAGAATACCGCTCGACACCACCGCTCCAAGAGACGCTAATAGGGATTTTAGATTTTTCTTTAACATAACGCGATTTCTCCACATTAATTACAAAATCATAGCCAGTCACTTCAGTGCCTTGTTTGTTCTGACGACGACCAAGAATCCAGATATTATCTGCCGAATAGTAAATACCTGTACCACCAGATACTACAGCTTTCGGGAACAGACCGATTTCCATGTAAGTATGATTGACTGCAATCAGTGGAATATCTTTCATGTTCAGATACGGAGTTGTCATACGGAACAGACCTTTAAGTGCTTTCGCACGTGACATATCTGCAACCGACTTCTCGTTGATAGCATCTTCCAATTCTTTTTTAGATGCTAGGTTACCAACAGAATCAATCATAACGACGACTTTGTCTTTACGATCGAGTTGTTCAAGTTGACCGATCAGATCAAACTTGAGTTCTTCTACGTTCGTAATCGGTGTATGAAGGACACGCGATGTATCGATATCATACTGTTCGAAATAAGCTTGGGGTGAACCAAACTCTGAATCGTAGAAGAGAAGCACAGCGTCTTTGTATTTTCTCAAATAAGCTGCTGCCATAATCAGACCAAACGAGGTCTTAAAGTGTTTTGATGGGCCCGCAAGTACCGTCAGACCGGGCGCAAGACCGCCATCCATAGAGCCAGACAGAGCAACGTTCATCATTGGAACATCTGTTGCAACCATATCTTTCTCTGTAAAGAATTTTGATTCAGATAGAACAGAAGTTTCTTTGACTTTACTGTTCTTCTTGAGTTTATCCATAATCGACATGCATTATCTCCTTCTGGATAATTATATCACATTTCCATTGTTTTGTACATAGCCACGAGCATTTATTGTCGGTTCCCAACCGAGTGCTCTTAGATCAGAATTGTCTGCTGTATTATCCTGTGCTTCGCAGTCGTCACCCTCTCGGATTTCGATATTCGGATATTTGATTTGTGCGAGCTTAGATACAATATGGCCAGTTCCAGTACCAACGTCATACGCTGGAAGTTTACCTTTGGTACCTGTATTTATAAAGATCATGATGGCTTTTACAACATCATCGACATGAATAAAGTCACGAACGTGATTTGTTGCGTACTTGACTTCGCCTCTCATTAACTTACCCATAAACATGGTATCACGAGCACCATCACCGTAGACTGTCGTAAAGCGAAGACCGACCTGATTATTGACGCCAAACGGTGTAGTATAAGCTGTGATCTCGTTGACACGCTTACTGATACCATACGGCGATTTATGCCATGCATGAATACAAGAAGAAGATGCATAGACCAGCGGGACTTGATTGACTCTACAAATTTCTTGAATACGTTTGGTAGTCTCGACGTTATTATCCCAGTACAGATCTGGTTCAAGGATCGAACGACGTACATCTGCATCGGCAGCAAGATGAACTACAAAGTCACAGCCTTCGAGTTCCCAGTCTTTGATATCCCGACCGCTCTTACGATCCCACTTCATGACTTCGTGTCCATCATCCCACAGCTTTGTCAGAAGATGATTGCCAATAAATCCACTGGCACCTGTTAATGAAATTTTCATGTGTTTTCCTTTATAAATTTCTCTGCAACTTGTATGCTTGAGTTCACCGCCTGATGCATGTCAACATAAACATACTGACCACAACGACCGATGAAGGTCATATTTGGACTGATCATTTCTTTATATTTCTCGTATCTCTCACGATTCTCACCGTCGACATCTTTGACTGGATAGTATCTTTCCATATCGTTGTCTCGATAATCACAGGGTTCTTCGTATGTCAATGTCGTAAAGTTTGAATTGTAACCATGACATGGCATGTTCTTCCATTCTGTAACTCTTGTATATGGACCATCATGTGTAAAGTTTACAGTCGTAGTCGGAAGAACCTTCGACATCGGAAGATCTGTATTGTGGAATTTAATTGAACGATACGGTAATTCACCATGATTGAAATCAAAGTACTCGTCGATTGGCATCGAGTTGAAACAATGATCCGAGTAATTAAGCCATACCTTATCGAAAGACACATTCAATCTTACGTCGATATTCTCATGGTCGAGCATACGTGTAACCAAGTCTGTATAGCCAAAGAGTGGTAACGCTTGGTAATTATCTTTTGGAAAATAATCTTCATTGTCATTATCTTTAACAGGTACACGCTTAATAATACTCGGATCAAGCTCTTCAAGTTCTTTACCCCACATCTTTCTTGTATACGGTCTGAAGAAAATGTCGAGAATGTTTTCTTCGCCTACAATCTCTTTCGTAATTCGATTTGCGGGAAACGGTACATATCGACCATCTTCAAGCTGAGCTTTTGCTTTATGACGATACGGTACCCATTCAGTAAATCGACCAAGAAAATCAAAGACCTTCTTGTTATTTGTATGAAAGAGATGAGGACCATATTTGTGTACACGAATGCCATACTCGTTTGTATAGTCATACGCATTACCAGCCACGTGATCACGTTTATCGATTACCGTAATCTCATGACCTTCTTCTGCAAGAATGCGAGCAACCGTAGCACCTGCAAAGCCCGCACCTACAACTAATATCTTCATAGGATTCTCCTTAACTCATCCTGCTGTACACCTTTGTCCAGCGGGTGTGTTTTATATATGGCTTCTTTTTGGGCGTGTGCTACTTCTTCGAGCTGTTTATCACTCATCAACGTAATCCACTGACCTTTGAGAGAAGCGAGTTCGTCGTCATCGTAGTAGATCACCATCTCTTTCCAATCGCCGATCAGAATCGAGCCGGCATCTGCAACTTGAAGCGGTCTTGCTCGCCACCAGCCAGAGCCAGCATGGAAATATCCTGGCATGAGGATACCCCATTGCTGTCCATATATGTTGACCATCTCTGGTTCGGTTACACGATCTTGACCATCTTTTCGAGAACCGTATTTCTTGAGTTCCCATTCACCGATGCTCTGGTCTTTAACCCACTTCTTTGTTTTATCTTGCATTAACCCGGCAAAGTTAAATACACGAGCTTTCTCTTCAAAGAGTGGATTGAAGTTGGATTGTAAGTTGATATGATATGGGTTTGGATTAAAAGAGAACATAAGTTCTTCAGGATAATCCAGCAGTCTTGTAAGATTACCGCCAGCAAATGCGCTGATCAACATCTTATTCTTTTTCTGTTTTACAATTGAGATACCTTGCAACAATTGCTTTTCATAATCTCGAATGTTATCAGGTATATGCTTATGACCATCGAGAACATATTTACGGAAAAGTTTTTCAGTATCTTCAAGTGCGGTAAGACCTTTGTAAATGCTGTCAGTCTGCCAGTCATCAAATGCAAGTACACAGTCAGGTACTTCATTGATTAGCCATAAAGCATTATACACAAAGCCTGCAAAACCTGATGGATTGTGGATGTAACAAATAATTTTGTCGTATGAGGAAAGGTCTTCACCGATGGTGACGATACGCTGTTCGACGGTATGTCCCATATCTCTGAGGCATGCGATCAGAGAAATATGTGAAGGAATAATTTTAAGCTGTGAACCCTTGTAAAAGTTTTCGGTGCACTGTTGCTTGTTCATGCCGGTGATCAAGATCTTCATGATATACTCCGTGTTTCATAATATTATACACTATTTAGATACGATTGTAAACCTTTAATTACTGCCGGTTCAAAGGTTTTATCGTTAAACTTCCTATTAAGTGGAGAAGGGTGTGGAGCCGGAAAGTGCTCCACACCTCTTTTTGTGAAATAATGTGATACTTCGTTACCTAATGCTATAATCTTTGTATAGCCTTGAATACATTCTTGAATTAATGTTTCATCAATTTGTGCTGATTTCAGAGAACTGACACTGGATGCACAGAGATTCACAAAGCTATATAAGTTCACATCACATTCACCCAGCCACATATCGAGTCTTCTTAAGGTGGGTGATTTCGATTTAAATTTTATTTTGGAATTGCCTGGACTATGACCTATTACAATTACCCTTGTCGCATTAACCATGATATGTCTTCTTGAAGTTTCTTTACGTCTTCCCTTAATTCATTTACCTCTTTTTGCAATGAATACTCGGTGATCACCGGTTTTGAATCTCTAGCAAATTGTTCTTTGATCCATTCCTGTGTTGCTGACATCGATAAACTCCCATCTTACGTTCGTCTCTTCGAACATTTGTTTTGTTAAGTTCCATGATTCTGCCCAATGTTCTGGGATATCCTGTTTGGGCATCACCACTCTTTTAATTCCAGTTTGTATCACACCCTTGGCGCAGTCACCACAAACTGGCAAACCCCATACGTACAACGTTGCACCATCAAGAGATACTCCATTGTACGTAGCATTATATATGACGTTCATTTCTGCATGAACGACTAACTTGTATTTGAGATCGCGATCTTCGTATCGCTCGGCATAGTCTTCAATGCCACGTGGGAAACCGTTATAACCTTGAGCCACAACAGACCGGTCATCGACTGCAATCGCACCGATTTTACGTGAAGGATCTTTTGACCATTCAGCTATGCCTCTTGCTAATTCAAGGAAACGTAGATCCCATTTATTTGACAAGATCAAAATGCCTTTCGTAAACGTGGAGGTTTTGCACTTGCCAATATAGATTACCAGCAGTGTAGTTTTTATTGCCACCAGACAGATCGGTTGCAACGAGATCCATTACATAACGCTGCCAAGCATAATCATTCTTGTATCCAAACACGACGTCGTTTGATCGCATTTGGCATACAGCGTGGACTTGGTCATCGCGTATGTAATAAGTAACAGCATTAGTACAAATAAAATCGTTTTTACCATTCTCATTGAACTCTGTCCATATCGAAGGTCGTGTATAAACCATTGTAGCACGACGACTAAAAGGATTGTCCGCTAGTTCGTTGAGGACGTTGTCGTACTGTCTGTAGTATTTATCATCGAAGATGAGTTTTCCATAATTACTGTTAATTTCTCCGTATTTATTTGCTGCATATGTCCAAGCCTTTGGAGGCTCGTCTTTATATCCGATATCGTTGATGTTAGTTGAACAGTTAAGATACCAATCGAGCTCAGCATCAATATAAGGAATATTCGGCTCACCAAAGATTGCTTCCTCATCAGCGATGAAACTTGCACCGATAAGTTCGATGGTCTTTGAGTCTGTGCGATCCACCGTGAAATTTTCATCTTGTAACTCCTGAATAAAATATTTTCGGATATCATTTACTGTGAGCATCACCCATTACCTCCTTTTTTATTTCTAAACCGTGTACGCGCTGTCTCAAGCCGCTAGAGGAGAAACGGTGGTCGCGTTTGTTAAAATAGAGATCAATATCTCGCTGTTTACAAATATCACGACCAGTAAAATCGCGATCGCGGTATTCCTCACCCAGTATTCGTACAGTGATTGCACGCATTTGGAGGATATCTTCGAGATCTGTTTCATGTAAGTACGGTATAATTTCATCTACAAACTTTACGGCATCAAGTTGAGTGTAACGCTCTACGATCGTCTGTACGGGTTGATTTTTTTCTGGCCTATCAATACTTGGATCGATTTGTAGAGCACAAATTAAATAGTCGCATTGAGCTTTCGCTTCACGCAACATTTCGATGTGACCTGCGTGTAACAGATCAAACGTCGACGCTGTTATCCCGATTTTCATTTGTTGTTTCCTTTGCAGGTCTATTGAACATGTCACGACTTGGGTCTTGACCTTCCATCTCACCATTCATGTATGAGGCAAAGAAGGAAGCATAGTTAATCAGATCAAGACAAGAGTCTTCGAGTGATTCGAAGTTTTGACCATAGTTTGGATCAGCTTCCATTGCTTCACAAACAGATTGCATACGAAGAACTTTCGCATGGATTGTATCGAGGATCGTAGAACAACCACGAACATAGTAATCTGCTTGTTTAATACGTGAGTTCGGATTTTGATAATCCGAACTTTTCTTTGTTTGAATTTCAGCTGCGCGTTGCAGCACCTTTAAAGAATATTTCATTAGAAATATCTCCTATCACCTAATGTTTCAGCTTTGCGACCACGATTTGCTGTAGAACCAGAATATCTGCGTGGCTCTGGACGTTTGTTAGAAGGTCGACACTTTGTAATTGTGCCACCATTTTCGAAATATTTTTTAAGCGCTTCAGTCATTATGCAATATCCCAACCAAGATTTTTACTTACCCATTCTGGACCGAAATCCATGCCGCATGCCACGATAATATCTTCACGAGGAGATGTATCCATACGATCGATAATTGCAGATGCACGATTAAGATCTTCTTGTTCGCCAGTTTCTAAGTAACGAGCGATAGTTTGAAAAGTTGAATGATCGTCGGCATACATTTTAGCCATATCCGGATCAGCTACAGCGTTTGCCTGATAGTCACGAAATGTATCACCGATAAGATTCTTGATATTCTGCATTTTTAGCTCCATTAAATTGTACTCTCTTTATTATTATATCATACTTCTGAAGCATTGTACACAGTTTTTTTCACTTTTTTCAAATATTTTTGTAAATATATTCAATAGCACGATCTGCTTCTTTATCGAGTGGACGATTAGCATACCAATTACCGGTATCCATATCGAGTTCTCTACAGAGTTGAGCAACTTCTGCTGATGTAATTGGATATCGATTGCGTACCGCATTACCTGCAAGTGCAACCATAATCTGATACATCTTGTGATACCAACCTGTATTGGCAATCATTCTATATTCGTTTTCGAGTTGTCTTGGAAAGAAGGGACAATCGCGATAGGACGACCATTGAACATCAGTCTTATCAAGTTTTTGTTTTCTATGTTCGACGATTTGCTTTTGGATTTCGTCTGGGAGTCTGTCGAAGAAGTTGTTGAGTGTTGTTTTTTCTGCATAAGGATGCTTGAACATTAACTCACTAGGATCAATATAAGAACCGTTAGAGTTATGGAATATAAAGTTGTCAGCTTTATCGTATTCTGCAGGGATGTAATACATTCGAGACAAGTCCTTAGTTTGTTTATCTCCAAGATCCCCGAGTTCTGTTTGTAAGGCATGCCAGAATCCTTTGATGTCTTCGTTTCTAACAGGTTTTGTAAGTGGGAAGACAAGACGAAACTTTGGTAGACTCTGAGTGCTACTAGCGGTAGAATAACAAACGAATTGATAATGACCAAAGCGACTAGCCAATTCATCATTTAGATCTCCTTCAAATTCATAATCATCAACATCAACTGCACACCAGCCAGCCCACTCAATGACATTCTTATTTGCACGAGTGGTACCTTTTTCATAGATAGCTGGAGACATCAACATTGCATCGCGTTTGCTTGCACGTTTGACTGTTGATAAATCATAAAGCACTCGCACAAAAGCATTCCAGTTTGCCTGCGAGAAACTCTTATTTGTTTTATTATCGAAGATGCTTTTAAACAGCGTCCCCGAGATTACCGGTGTTGTCATGATGTTTCGGTCCTACCCAACCTTCAGGCTTAATCAAATCTGGTAGACCAAGTGGATTTGGTCTGCTTTCTTTTACACCAACTTCTTTGGCCATATTCGCTGTGTGTACAGCTTCCCATGCTTTCTGAGCGTCAACACCGAAAGCATCGAGAGTACCGATTGCAATCACACAAAGATCGATCAGACCGTCAACAACTTCGGGTGCGTTGCGATCGTATGTGGCTGCTGCCTTTGTTTCATTTAATTCTTCTTCAAGGAACTTAATACGAAAGTCGAGAAACTTTTGCATGAGTTCCGGATTGTCTTTGTTCTTTTCCATCCAATCATGCACGCCATACTTAGCATGCATTTCATTGATGTCATGGTGCCATTGATTCATGATAAATCTCCTTCACATATATTATAACATGTTTTCGTGCAAATGTAAACAGTACTCATACAAAAAAGTCTTCGAGTGTTGCACGTTCTTCAGCAGACCACCCGACCGCGTCGAGGATAAAACGCAAAGGCTCGAGGAACGTTTTATCAAACTGCTTATCGTAATCTATATATCGATGAAGTTGCATCTCGGTTGGTAGGTGCATAGGAAATGAGATGACATTTTCTTTGATATGATTGGGAAGTTTGAGGTAGGCAAATTTGATCTTATCACCATTTCCGATAAGCTCGTACCTATCCGTCAATCCTCGAGCCTTAGCTTCTTTGTTATATAAGAGGGAACCCCGCACGTGAATAGGTGTACCTTTCTTGTAGACAGTTTTCCGATCTGACCAGTCTGTAATTTTCGTGACTCCCCGTGGAAAAGCCACTTCTTCGGGTGGGAGCGATTTGAAATCTTGTTTGAATTTCTGTATGAAGTTCTGTACATCCGCTTCAGACGCCTGAATGATAAGCTTGAATATTTCCTTAAACTTAGTTCGACAAACTTCAGGGGTCGACGACTTAATGGCCTCGATGCCCATAATTTTAAGCTTAGGTTCATCGTACTGTACTCCTTCTGAGTTATGTACATTGAGAATATACCGCTTCTTTGCTGTCCATATACCACGATCTGCAATGACTTCACGTTCCATGACCATACGGTTTTCGAAACAATTCATTTCTGTACAGAGATCTGCAAGAGTCTTTTCGAGTATCTTTGCAAAATGTTTATTACACGATTCGTCTAGGAATTTCACAGGATCTTTTGGATTGAACTTCTTGACAAACGCTTCGAAGTTTACATAGACTGAATCTGTATCGATTGCGATCACATAATCTTCGTTTGTCTCGAGAAGTTTATTCATCTCTTCGTTAATGGCTTTCTCACATGTCTTAATCACATGCTGACCAGTCAAAGTGATACCTTCTGCAACTCGAAGATCGAAATAACGATACCACTTATTGCCGATAGCGCCGAACAGAGAGTTCATCAAGATCTTGACTGCCATCTGTTTGTTATTAAGAGAAGCAATCTGTTTTTCAATCTCTTTTGTAGAACCTTTCTGCTGTTCTTTCTGCCATTCGATCATCTGCTTCTTTACATCTTTACGTTCGGCATAATACTGTTTGACAAGCAGAGGAAAGACACCTTCACGACTATTATCAAAGCCGACACCGTTGGCAGCTTTCGACATGTTCGTACCATTCATTGTCAGAGTTTCAGGTGACATGTTCCATTGAGCAATGATATTCGGATACAGCGAATTTAAATCAAAGGAAACTACCCAGTCATGAGCACCGACTTGTGGTTCTTTTACATAACCACCTGCAAACTTGACATTGATGCCTTCACGTTCTTGGCGAGGCGGTGGACCAGGTATTGCGATCTTACGTTTAGCCAGTTCGCGAAAGATAATGGAATCCCATATGGCTGTAGTACCAAAGATGTCTGTAAAGTTTACACCGGCTTTATAGGCCAGAGTAAAGCCGAGACCAATGAGATCGAGCTTTTCATCCATACGATCAATGAGCTCAACGTCTTTGATGTTGTAGTCAATATAGAGTTGAAAGTTTTCTTTATAGAGATTACGAAGAGAACCGTATTCTGCATACGAGAGTTTCTTTTCGCCGAGTACGACGTGTGCAATATGATTCAATGCATACGATTCTTGAGGACCATACGAATAGCCAAACTTCTGAAACAAATCCATATAATCGAGTTGAGAAATACCAGAAATCTGCTGAGTCTTCATCGTCTTTGTTTTGAGATGTACAGTCTTTTCTCGTATCGTAGCCCATGGAGAAAGAAACTTTCTTGTAGTCTCTTCGCCGAACAATCTTTTAGAACAACGATTCACGATGTATGGAATATCAAACATACGAATATTCCAGCCGGTCAGAACTTCCGGAAAGCTCGAGGCCCAGTATTTTAGGAATCTTTCCATCAACTCATATTCATCTTCACACTTTGTATACTGAATGCGAAGATGAGTATGCGGCGATTTTGATTTGTCGTAGTCACCGCAACCCCATACACGATACACAGATTCTTTACTCGACTTGAGAGTAATCGCTGTGATCGGGTGTAGAGCTTCATCAGGCTCGGGGAAGCCATCTTCTGAATGTACTTCGATATCGAGGTTGACTACGTTAATCAGACCAGGAATAAAGTCGATATCGTTTGGAAACTTTTTCTGAATAAACTGCCATAGTACACGGTCTTGACCGTAGTACTTGAAGTTTTCGACGCCTTCATACTTTTGCATGAAGTCTTTCATTTCGTTGAAATGATTAAACTGAACGGGTGCGACGGGTGTGCCATCGAGCGAACGCCATTCAGTTTGAGTTTTAGTAGGGACAAAGAGCTCGGGTTCGAGCTTGTACTTTGTCATGATGGGTTTACCTTGATGGTTGTACCCACGATACAGGACGGAATTACCGCGCCGGTCAAAATTAGTATAAAAAGACATACAACCTCCTATGCATTACTATTATAACACAATTCTAAGAGGTTGTACACAGTTTTTTATGCAATTGCTCTCATTCTTTGTACGAGGCGGTCTGCTCTGTTTGGCACTTGATTGTACCATCTTGAATCGACCATTTCGTCTGCAGCACGATTCCAATCACGAGCATCCACTCCTGCTTTCATTCCCTTAAATTTAGAAAGTCTTGGATATCCAAGGTTAAAGCACATGTTGGCAATGATGAGTTTGGCTTCGTCGGGAAGATCGTGGAAGTCGGCATAGAGTTTTTCACAATCTTCAATCGTGATTCTAACATCTTGTTCGAAGACCTCAGCGACTCGTTCTTCTGATACAGGTTCGCCAACATCACATCCATATTCTGGATCTTCTTCTCGTACCAAATGACCGATCCCAAAAGTAGGCAGACCCAAATGATCCAGGTATATTTCATACATCACTCCTTCATCATCTTCTAAATCTTCGCGTAATCTTTGTAAATCCATTATTTCTCTCCACACTTACATTTTTTGCAATCGCATTCATTGCACTTTGGTTGATAGCAATGACAAGAATGACCGCATTCACAGTGTCGTTCTTCGCCTTTCATGAGTTCCTCCTATGGTAGATCTACGTAGTAGGGTTCTTCAACGCCCTTATACTTCGGTTTTTCTGGTTCCCAATCATGACCAAATCTTTTTTTCCACTGCTCATATTCATCTCGATATGGGGTCTTACCCATATATCCAGCTTCTATTTTATATATGCGTGTTCCATCACCATCATATTCCCAGTCTCTCTCGGCAGGATCAGGCGATTGAATATGTATTCCTTCTTCAGACATTTTTTCTCCTCTAAGATAAAAAGGAGCGCTTAAGCGCTCCCTTTCTTTATTTTGTTTTATTGGGCTTTGTCATAAACCACTTAGCTTCTTCGTAAGTATAAGGCCACATTAGATCCAATACTTTCCTTTAAACATGAGTTCTTTCTGACGTCTTTCAAGATCTACAAGATCTGTAGACTTGGCAAGATACTCATGAACTGGATCTTTAGCTGTAAAGAGATTTTTGATAAATTTAATCACCATAAACCTCCTTGCGTAAACGATCATTAAGCATAGCTGCAATTGCAGGTACACTCATATCCGGATACTCGTGTCGTAACTGTTCGGCAATTTGGTAATTAGCTTCAGCACCACGTGCCATAATTACTGCCTTATTGATTCCTGAAAAAGAATCAACGATTGCTTGAACGATTGAAAAGCCCTTGTTTAGTGCTATTGTTGTCATTTTCGTTTTCCTCGTTTTGACCAATTAAGATTTTACGAGGCTGCTTCTCTTTAGGAAGGACGACTTCTAGTTCGACAGTCAAGATTCCATCCTGCAGATCTGCTCCGATTACTTCTGTATATTCAGACAGTCTAAATGACTTTTTCCAGTTTCGAGCACTGATGCCTTTATGAACATATTTGTTTTGATCTCTCCGCGCAGGACGATCACCCTTAATAGTAAGGACGCCGTCGTTTACTTCAATGTCAATATGTTCTTCTTTGAATCCAGCCACAGCCATTTCAAGAGTGAATTTCATTTCCTCTTCTTTGACTACGTTGTGTGGTGGATAGGTATCCTTCGCATGCTTGTGAATGTTCTCAAGCTGGTCGAAGATGTGGTCAAAACCGATGAACCCACTGCGTGGGTAAGTAAATCCAGTCATATGTACCTCCAATGACTTGCAAGGTTAATGTGAGACCCGACTATTCGGCGTCTCAATTCTATATATAACTATAGAATCTCTTATTTACATACAGAGATCTTCATACTTTGTAGTATGTGCTCTGTGTTGTGATAGATCGCCAATTAGTGGCTTTCTACTTAGAACCGATATTATATTTCGGACAAAGTTCCCAATCATTTTTCTCTCTATATGGTATAATTTTGATTTGCCTCATGGGCGCTAGAGGTTCAGATACAGATCCTTCGATACTGATTAACCCCCAGTCGCTCATGAGTTGAGCTATAGTATTACGCCGTGCGATGTCGTTTTCTTCTAAGTTCGATTTCTTTCCGTCTAATAAAAATAGCTCTTTAAAATGTACGATGAAATATCTACCCTGTTTGTGCAAAATATGGCAAGATTGATATAACTTTTTATCTTTACGAGATGCAACACCAATGCGAGTCAGCGTTTCACGAACCTTTAAAAAATCATCGGGCTCGTTGAGTGTAACTTCAAGCATTGAAGCCGGTGTCCACTCTATGATATTATTTTCTTCCACCTTTATAAACCTTCTTTTTCAATTCATTAATCTGTTCTGATGTGAGAAGGGTCAAGGCTGATTTGGCTTTTTCATTACTATAGCCATAATATTCTTTGACAACTTCCACGTCACTTACGGTTTCAGGTTTCATAAATTTCGAAAACCGTTTTTTCTTTCTGACTATATTTATAAAAAAGTCAAATTGTAAACGATGATCGATATGGTGGTTGACATTCATCTCGTTTGCATACAAGACCGTGTCATTAAAATAAGACATCGAACGATTCACGATAAATGGATTGTATGCTTTTTCAGCAATATCATCAATCATGATGTCTTCTTTAGTTACGTTAATCGCATTCACATACTCAAAGGGATTCATTAGAACCAGCCAATCTTTATGCCATTATGAGCGATGATAAAAAAGCAAGCGACCATATGAGTAATAACCCATATAGTACGGATGATTGCTGCAATATCATTTTCACGGTTATCATCTGTTATTTTACTCCCAATGGTCTTACACCAAATAGTCCAAGCGCGCTTCAACCAAACATCTCCACACCTGAATCGTTTTCTTCGTCATACGCTAAACGCATTTCACCCCAGAAAACTTCTTTAGTGAAATTGATTGTATCGACTTTATTCAAATGTGTATTTCGAAAATATAGCTGTGGAACTGTACGATGACCTTTTTCTTTCAAGAAGGTTTTGGCTTTAAGGTCTTCACTTACGTTGATGATTTGATAATTCATGCCCCAACTATCAAGTTTATCTTTCATCATAACGCAATAAGGACAATTGTTTTGTGTATACAATCTAACTAAATTCGACATTAGCCATTACCTCCGTTAAACAAGCGACAACATTCAGTTCGTGATCAGCAACAAACGCATTCTTATATTGATAATCAGCAAGGATCAATACGAGTTGTGGTATTGATTGCGCCGCA